CTCATCGTCTTTGTGCTTTTGGGTGGCATTGCCGGATACGTGGCCAGCCAAAACTTTAGAGGATAAGGGGGCTTCGGTCCCCTTTTTTAATGGTGAAAACGTGAATAAATCACTCTTTTTACTTCTGTTTTCGTGCTTGTTCCTGTCATGGCATGCAAGCGCAGTTCAACCTACTTACGCTGTGAGAGATGTTATCGCTTATCCCGACTGTAAGCTGTCTAGGGGGATGAGAGTTAATCCTTATTCTTATGTCTCTTGTTATGAAAATAAGTTTGTTCGATACAAAGACTTCTCCACTAAGTCATGTTACATGGATAGCGATGAGTTCGGCTTACGTATAATGTGTAATACCGACAGCTCTTCTTTCCCGAAAATTCAAACTGTATGGTTCCGTCATGACACTGCTAAGTGTCCAGCTGACTATGAAATGATAGAAGATGGTGACGGCGTCACCTGCGAACCTATCGTTCCTGCCTGTGAGTATGGTGAAAACCCTGACGGCACCTGTATGGACGCTTGCCAGTTCAAAAAATCCATTGATGAAACCAAGCTGCTTCAATGGCTGGCGTACGTCTACGGTGAACAAGTTACTGGGGCATGTTATGGCGACTTTGGTGCAACCCGTTGCGAACTAGAACGCATTCCTAGTGATACCACGCTGTGTACAGGCGTTGATTCTGGCGAATGGACACAAAACACAATCTGTCATGGAACGTTTCAGTTCAAAGGCAATCAGTGTGAAGGCGGCACACTCTTCTGGGGTAAAGATGGCCCTGACACCCCTATTATTCCTGATGACCCAATTCATGATCCTGACGACCCGACAGGTGACATCGAAGACCCTAGCGTATTACCTGACGACTCAACCAATACGGTGAATCCACCGGATACCGACAGCGAGCCAGACGTGGAAGAGCCTGACACCGATGAATCGACAGACACGGCAGTTCTGAAAGCCATTACAGGGATGAATAAGGACGTCAACAAAGCGCTAAATGACATGAACATCGACATCAATCAAGCCAGTGCTGACGTTCAAAACCAAATCATTGCGCTGAATGCGTCGATGGTCACCAACACGCAAGCCATTCAAAAGCAGCAAATCAACGACAACAAGATTTACGAAAACACTAAGGCCCTTATCCAACAAGCGAACGCTGACATAACCACGGCCATGAACAAGAACATCAATGCCATTAATGGTGTGGGTGACGATGTAGAGAAAATTGCAGGGGCAATGGATGGTATCGCGGATGAAGTTTCCGGTATTTCTGACACCTTAGACGGCATCGCAAACACAGATACGTCTGGCGCAGGTACGGGTGGTACGTGTATCGAGTCCCAAAGTTGTACCGGCTTTTATGAGTCAGGCTATCCCGATGGTTTAGGTGGTTTGGTGTCCGGTCAGTTAGATGATCTTAAACACAACACCATCGACAACTTTGTGAACTCGTTTGGTGACCTTGACTTATCCAGTGCCAAGCGCCCTTCTTTCGTGCTCCCTGTGCCGTTCTTTGGTGACTTCAGCTTTGAGGAACAAATCAGCTTTGATTGGGTGTTCGGTTTTATTCGTGCGGTGCTCATCATGACGTCAGTGTTTGCGGCGCGTCGTATTATTTTCGGAGGTTAATATGGATTGGTTAGTCGATTTATTTAACAAGCTGTTGGTGTTCCTCTATCAGCTCTTAATCTCGCTGGTCAACATGCTCAAAGACCTGTTCTTTTGGGCAGTTGAGCAAATCATGGCAATGGTGAACCTGTTGCTCTCTGGTGTGTTCTCCCTATTCGCTCCGGTCGATATGAGCCAGTACATGACCAGTATTCCGCCTACAGTGGCTTGGGTCATGGCGGCGGTCGGTGTGCCTCAATGCCTGTCCATCATTCTGGCCGCGATTACGGTGCGCTTGATGCTTCAATTGATTCCGTTTACGAGGTTAGGCTCATGATATACGCCATAGCAGGAAGACCAGGTGGCGGTAAAACCTATGAGGCGGTTGCCTACCACATTATTCCGGCCATTAAGGATGGCCGTAAAGTCATCACCAATATCACCTTAAACATTGATTGGTTCGTTAAGGTATTTGGTGAAGACGTTCGAGAACTCATCAAAATCGTGGATGGTCGTTTAACGGATTTTGGTTCAACCTCGCGTCCGTTCAGTCAGATTGAAGACTACTCGGACGAATGGCGCAATGAAAAAGGACAAGGACCACTTTATGTGGTCGATGAGGCGCACATGAGCTTGCCAAGTCGAGGCTTGGCCGCGCCGATTCTAGAATGGTACTCAATACACCGTCACTACGGTGTCGATATCATCTTGCTCACGCAGAACATCCGCAAAGTGCATCGAGACATTAAGGACATGATTGAAGTGACCTACCGATGCACTAAGAACACGGCCATGGGCTCAACCAGTTCTTACACCAAGAAAGTGCAAGATGGTTGTGCTGGTGAAGTGGTGAACACCTCTACCCGATTTTATAAGTCAGAGTACTTCCCGTTCTATAAGAGTCATTCGCAATCCAACAAGCAAGTGCAGGAAGCCGAAGCAAAAGACATTCGCCCGTTCTGGAAGCGTTGGCCTGTCGTCGGAACAGTAGTGCTGCTATCGCTTGGATTAGTTTTCAATATCTGGGCTTGGTGGCCGGAGCCAGAGCAACCGCCCGACCCCGTTAAACCGCCACAACCAGTACAAACGCAGCTGCCTGATGGAACGCCTACGGTAGATACGGCAGAAACCAAAGCGAAGAAGAAAAAGAAAGCATCAGGATTCGGGCCTTTGGAAGATTACGACTTCTATATCACCGGATACGCAAAGCAAATCGCCTACGCCAAACGGCTGAAGTATGCTGCTGAACTCGACCGTGACCTGACGTTCTACAAGATATACATCGATGTGTACGATGGTCGCGACAAGCTATTCAGTTTCGATCATCTGGACTTGGTAAAGATTGGGTATCAGTTTGAAGTGTTGAGCGACTGCGTATATCGAGTGACTTGGGAAGAAACAGAAAGGATCTTCACGTGCGGCCAAAGAGAAAAGCCATCAGACATATTGCAGCAAAACATGCCTGTCCATATTTAGACCGCTCGCCACAGTGTCGAAGCTAGCGCAGTCTGCGTAGACCGAGGAAGCGGAACATGTAGGACACCAAACCTTGGTACTTCCACACCGAACTTAACTATGGGGCTCTATACGAGCCCTTTTTTATTATGTGCGCGGTATTGCGAGCATTTTGGGAGGGGCCCGCTTTGCGGGAGGGACCTAAAAGCGGAGCAAACCCCCGAATCTGTATTACGGGGGTAAATTCCACCATGCTTCAACGGTTCGATAAAATCGTGATCAAGTCAGAATAAGCAATAAAATACTTATGCAATTAATCAATCATATTGAAACTATGAAGTTACCTATTGAGCATATCGCAAGGAAACTTCACAATGTGGGCATAATAGTAGCAAATAGCCATATAACAAGCGTTATATGATATGAGGGGTTGATAGTGAGGTTACCTAGAAAATTAGATCGTCAACTCGGGTTTTATATTTGGGGATGCATTCTTATCGCAGTGGCTTGGCCTTTAGTTATCCCGCTCGCTATTATTTGGGGTGCTTACAAAGCACTCTCTTTGATAATATCCAGCTGGTGTTCTAGCTGTAGTAGGCCCTTTTCTATGTATAAAGCGAAATCTATCGTAATAAAATCATATTGGGAAAAGGCGTGTTTAGATGGCTCTCCAGACTTACGATATAAACGGAATGTTAAACACTATGAACTACGTGAAACTTGGGTTTGCAAGCGCTGTGCGTTAACAAAAGTGAAAGAAGTCTCTCGTGTTGATTCATATTGATCATATAACAAACTGTTTAAGAGTGATTCGCAACGCTTGGTATTTTTACTATGCGCTGCTTTTAGTGCTTAGGGGGTGTGCGGAGGGTTTCACATTGCGTTACTCACACCTTAACAGGGCATTATATGCTAGTGCATCAAAAAACGTGATATTATCTATCTCAATTAATGATTGATAGACATAAATGCATGAATAACCAAGCCATTGCTAATAAATATCAACGACTTAGACTTGCTGTTTTGGCTCAGACTCAAGATGAGTTTGAGCAATTCGAGCCTGATTTTATTGGTCATATTGATTTAACTGAAATTACGGAAGATGCTATCCGTTCTCAAGAAAAATGGGATATACCTGTAAATCGTCAGATAGGATGGGATTGGCGACAGGTACGACACCAATATCGTAGAGATCATATGGCTAGGGTGGAGCTTGCTGTTTGGCACCGCGATGAGCTCTGCGGTCTAATGATAGGAAAAGCCAGCGAAGGGAAGCTGGTTGTTAAGATCAATTATATTCAGGGTGGTGAAGTTGAAAACCCTTTGAAAGGGTATATCGTTCCCATTGCCTCACGCTGCGCTGAGTTGTTTGCAGTTGCTATCGAAGCTGATTGGATTGGTATCCAAGATCCAATTGATGACGATGACTTATTAAACTACTATCGTGAGCTGGGTTTCGATGAAGGTGATCCATTTGACCCTAGGAATAATGCATTGTTTAAACGTGTTGTGGTAGATGAAGATTAAGCCACTTTCAAACTTGGTTATGATCGGTTATAGTTAAGAAAACTAAGGGGGCTATTATGTTGACTTTAGCAACAAACAAAGCAAATGATGTGAACGTAGATAAAGCTATCAAGCGGATGCAAGCTCACGCTTCTAAAAGTAAATCATCGTTTGGTAAAGCTTTGAAGGTAAAGGCTCCTAAATCTACTTATGGACGTCTTGCCGGACCTGCCAAAGCATAGATAAATTCAGATATTAAGCATCGCAATAGCGGTGCTTTTTTTATGCCTGAAAAATGGCATATAGCAAAGCATTTAAGGGAGATTCGGCACGCGTGGTATTTGACTACGCTTTTTTAATCTTTGCTACTTGATTCAATATTTTCTTAGACGTAGCCTATGTGTGCTAGGTTTTATATGTCAAGGATATGAAATGGCTAAGTTTTTAAATACAAGTGCTACAAACTACTACCTCGAAGAGCTTATCAAGAACGCATCGGAAAGATTGATCCTTATCAGCCCTTTTCTCAAGCTTAATGATCGCATCCGAGAGCTTTTGGAAGACAAAGACCGATTAAAGATAGACATTCGAATTGTCTATGGAAAAAGCGAACTACAACCTGATGAGATTAACTGGCTTAAAAGTCTCTCCTTTGTTCGTACCAGTTTTTGCAAAAACCTCCATGCAAAGTGCTACATGAATGAAAGTGCTTGTATCATTACAAGTTTAAACCTCTACGAGTTTAGCCAAGTAAACAATAACGAAATGGGTATCTTCATTGATCGTGACCAAGACCCCGATGTCTACAAAGATTCTTATGAGGAAGCGCAACGTATTATTCGTATTAGTGATGAAGTTAGAATCTCGTTAGAGAAAGTTCAAGCTGCTAATTTAGATACGGAATCTACTCAAAAGCCTGTTACAGAGAATGAACTAATTAAACTCAGCTCCTCTAAGTTAGCGAAAAAGCACAAACTTAAAACAGATGACTTCCTTCAGATGTGTGTAAGCAAGGGCTACTTATCTTTCGGTGATGGAAAACATTCTTTAACCGAAGCGGGGAAATCGTTGGGTGGTGAGTTCAAGTATAGTAAACGTTTTGGTCCTTACTTTATCTGGCCAGAGTCATTAGATGTTGAATAGAAAAATAAGGCTCCAACTGGAGCCTTCAATTACACGATTTTCTTTAGTACTCTTGCATACTTCAATATTTGGTGAGCAACCTTTATATCATTTGATGCACCTAACTCAAGTAAAGCAACCCCAATCAATACTTGCTGCGCTGTAACCAACTGTCCTGTTGGAAGCTCTAGTCGATCATGCTTCATTACGAAGTTTTCCCAATCTTCACAACTGCTCAGTTCCCTGCCCTTATTCATCCTCATTAAGCGCTTACACTCTGGCGGTATGGATTTCCCCTTATCCCATTCTTTGACCGTTCTCACAGTTTTTAAACAAAGTTTGGCAGCTTCTTCGACGGTTAAACCACATTCAAATTCACGAAAAATATAGTTTTTAGTCATTTCGTGATACTTCATTGAATTGTCCCTTAAAAGAGAGACATTTTATAGGATACGCATATGCAATCGTATTCAACATAAGCGCCCATAATGCGCACTAAGGGGTAATTTGTTAACAAAGGCTAACTCTTTGATTAAGCGTTTCATAAGTGTCTGATAACCAAGCCGTAATTTTTTATCTTGTCGATTTCCATAACGCAAGTTACTTGTACTATTCGTGACGTTCGTTTTGTGCAATCAACGAAAAACCACTAAAACCCTGACCGCCACATAATGTTGCGTTCGGTAACGCCCAAAACAACAAGAAAAATATTTTTAGTCAGTTATTC